TAAAAACAAAAATTATATTCGACGAATATCTAAAAATAAAAGCGGTAAAGGCTGTAAATACCTTTTAAGTTCTTTACCTGCGGCGGCACAAGAGAAGTATGAGATCCTGAAACAAGTTCAGGATGACAATAAAAACGGTTTTACTCCTTACACTTATGCAGGCGGTGCGGTTAACAGCCAGATGTCGCCGTCTGCTTTTTTTGATGGTGAAAAAGGTGAGATCCTTCGTTACTCTCAGGATGACAAGGGAATAGATGGTGCAATGACGGCATCTGTGGGGACAAGTTTAATTCCACTCCAAACCAAAAAACCTGGTTGTGAAGGGCCTGCTCATTCATTAGCAGTTGATATTAGTGATGATATACAGCCGCTGGTAAAATTAGGCCCTTCTTTTCTTTGTGAGGGTAATATGAAGAGGGAAAAAGATCAAAAGCTGGCACTGGCACGGTATGAGCTGGTGAAGTTGTGGGAGGGGTATGTAAAAAATTCGTGTTCCAAATTATTGCCAAATTATTCTGACGCTGAAAAGGCCGGCCAGATCTTAACATTGGTGCGAAATGAAAAAATTACCAAGTGCCAAATTATTCAGCTTATAAATGTATCTATCAGGGAGATTAATAATCGTATTAAAAGCGGTGAATATGAAGCGATTGAAGAAAGTAGCCCCGGCAGGGGTGGTAAGAAGTATTATATTTACGTCAGATCGTTGCCTGTTGACGTGCAGGTGGCGTATTATTACAAGTATTATGATAGTATAGATTGCCACGTCGCTGAGGCTCCTCGCAATGACGGTGTATCTACCAGAAGTAGATGTGAGCTAAATGAAGAATTTATTTTGCTCTATAATGCCCGGTGGTGGCCAGAGCTATATAAAAGTCTAGGTCAAGTATCTATTAGGTCATTATACCGTTGGCAAAAAGAATTATCCGAAGGTAATAATGATTATACGGTATTGATGCCTGCGTATCAGGTGCGTTGTAGTGGTGAAATAGCCACCACACTTTTGCCTGTGGAACAGCATATGGCATTAAAATTAATGTTGAATCCAGCAGGGTTTAAATTGGGGTATGCATATCGGTTGGCGTTAGTATTGCTTATGGACGCAGGGTTGGAAAGAGATGAGATCAGCGGTTATGGTGCGTGGAAGCGATATATTGATATGTATAAGAAGTATAACAAGAACGTATGGGTGCTCATGCGAGAAGGGCAAAAGGTTCTCAGAGAAAAATGTATACCGAGCATCATGCGAGACCCATCGAAGCTTGAAATAGGCCAATACTGGGTAAGTGATGGTCATAAGCTTGATTTTCAGATCATCAACCCGTATACCGGCAAGCCCTGCCGTCCGATACTGGTAGGGTATACAGATTTTGTCAGCAACGGATTTTGCGGGTGGGATTTAATGCTGACGGAAAACCGTCAGGTAATAGCTTCGGCGCTGAGAAACAGCATTATTTCTATGGGTCGTGTGCCAGATTTTGCACAGATAGATAACGGCAGGGCATTCAGGGCAAAGTTTTTCGAAGGCCGGCGTGATCGCCGGGGAACTACAAAGGGGCAGAGCCCCTACGGCGGCGAGGCCGCCTACCCCGTAGAAGATGAGATCTGGACAGGTGTGTATGCTCAGTTAGGCATACAAACAATCATCAGCAAGCCCTATGGTGCACAGGCAAAGAAAATAGAGCGTGTTTTCAAAGAGTTTGCACAGACTATATCGAAGTTGGTGCCCAGTTATAGAGGTAACAGTATAGAGAATCAGCCGGCGTGGCTCAATATGGGTGAAAAGTGGCATAGAGCTTTGCATCATAAGTATATACCAACGCTGGAGGAAGCCAACATTATGATAGGTTGGTGGATAGAAAATTTCTACCATAAACAACCATGTAAAAATGTCTCTGGCAAGACTATAGGTGAAGCACTTGAAATGGGCCGTGGGCCGGGTGTTGATGTTGATCAGCTTGATGAATTGATGATGGAGCAAAAGATCAGCAAGATTTATGCTGACGGTATAAGGTTTTTAAATATGTATTACTGGCACGATGTGCTGGTAAGGCTTGATGACAAGGTTAAGATCAAATATTCGCTGTTTGATCTGTCTAGGATAAAAGTATATACGCTAAAAGGTGAGTATATATGTGAAGCAGAGACACGTATGAAGTATCATCCGGCAGCGAGTTATCTTGGTGACGCAGCTGATAAAGCAAGCCTTGATGAGGCTATTAAGCAACAAAACAGGCTAATAAGAGATACTAAAAAGTCTATACGTAAATATGCCCGTCAGCAAAATAATTTGCTTGAAGGCGTTATAGATGTAGATTTTGAACGGTTGAGCGGGCCTTCAGCAGTAGCAATGCTAGAAGATAAGCTTGAGAGTGAAAATAATGATTTTCAACGCCAGGTGTTGGAAAGTGAATATCAAGAAGCTGTGAAGAGCGGCCGCATTAATATACCTGAAGATTACACAGTATAAAAATGAAAGGAGTTTGAATTGTCTGTACAAATGAACATAATAACAGGGACAAGAAATAAGCTATATGAATATCTTGAAAAGAGCGGTATGAGTCAGGTTGCAGTAGGTAACGCAATAGGTAAATCTGCAACAACTATTAATAGGTATCTTCATGATGACTATAAAGATGGTCGAGTTGAGGATTTAGAGCGAGATATAGAAAGCTTTTTGGCTTTGCAGGAAGAAAAAAGCCGAAATGTAAAGCATGAAGTAAAGTTCACACAGATAGGAGCAGCAAAGCAGGTCTTTACAGTGCTGTCAGAATGTCATAGATATAGTAAATACGGCCTTATATTCGGCAAGGCCGGATATGGCAAAACAACGGCACTAAAGGCGTACACCAATCATCATGTTGGAGTCGTTTTAGTGCGTAGTGGCGTTAAGTTCACTGCAAAAGATATATTGAGCGATATATGTAATAGGTTAGGACTGGATGATACAGGCCATACAACAGGACTAGCCAGATCCGTTTTAAAAAAAATTAAAAACTCAGGTCGTCTGATTATTGTGGATGAAGCTGATTATATGACACTCGATGCACTTGACACCATTAGGTATTTATATGATGAGAGTGATAACACTATCGGCGTTGTGCTGGTAGGAATGCCCCGTCTGTTTGACAATGTTGTCGGTAAACACCGACAACTAGAACAGCTTTTTGGGCGGCTTGACAGGGTGGGTGAAATAAGCATAATGACCCAGGCCGATGCCGTAGAGCTATTAAAGAATAACATGCCCGAAGCCGAGGCCTTTGCCGGACAACTGCTGAGATACAGCGAGGGCCGTGTAAGGTCATTTATTAAAATTTTAAATGAAGCCAGGCGATTGTCCTATGTCCTAAAAAAAGAAGTTGATGAAAAAATCATCACTGAGGCGTGGAAAGGCTTGAAAGTACTTGGTAATTAATTATGACATTAGCAGATAATTATCAAAAGAAATGTATCAAGAGCTATCAGCGAGCCCTTGGACTTGATGATGACTGTTATCGGGATATGCTTGAAGAGCGTTATGGCAAGCGCAGTGCGACAGAGCTTACCAACGAGCAGGCAAGAGATTTCATAGAAGAGCTAAAAGAAAAAGCTAAATTCTGGGGTGTATATAAAAAGCCTAAAGCAAAGAATTTTAACCGATACAAATACAGAGAGCTTGATGGACGAGGGCCAGAATACCCCACAGGAAAACAACTAAGAATGCTGAACGCCAGCTGGATGACTCACCCAAATGTACGAGAAAGGACTGATAGTGCTTTTGAGTCATTCATCTGTCGTATAGCCAAAGTTGAAAAGCTGAAATGGCTGCTAAAAAAAGATGTTAACAAAGTGAAACTGGCAATTGACAATATTAGGAGTCGTCAAGATGGTTAAGTATGCTGAATTGACAGCAGCGCAGAAAGCCGAGCTGACAGGTGAATGTATTTACTGGATCAACCAATCTGAAACGCTGGCGCATCTGGAAACAGTAGGAAAGATGATAGCCGGTTTTGAGCCGGATGCGCGCAATAGAGAAGTTTTAAAGCGTGTTTACAGTAAGAAATTAAAGGAGATTAAAAGTGTATAACAATATGGCATTACAGCCCAGGTATAACGGCCTTGTGGTTGTGACAGAGAGCAAAAGTGTTATGATCAGCGGGATGACACAAAAGAGATTTGAGGAAATTATCGGTGGTCGAGGGGCCATTAAATTAACTTTAGAGATGATACAACAGATAGCACAGTTGCCATTGCGGGAGGTTTTTGACGAGGCTTGTCGTGAAGAATTCAAACAAATGCTTCGTGAAGTTGGTGTCAATGGTTACATTATGGTCGTTGCTGCAGATTTTTTCAACACATTGCGACAGCGGTATTATCAGACAGTGCTTAATAAGCTGAATAGCGGCATAGACTATAAGGCTGCCCGTGAGCAGACAGCACACGAAATGCAGGCAGAAGGCCAGCAGTTTATACAGGATCATATCGACGACACATTCATACGGCCCAAAAGCTGTCAGGAGGTGTTGTAATGGCGACAAAGAAAAAGAGCTGTAAATATCAATGCACTTGCAAAGAAGAAGCGAATGCCTATCTCTTGCAGATCGGGCGAAATAAGATTGAGGTTGGCAAGCTGGAAGCGGATATGAATGAGCGTATCAATAGCATCAAGCTTGAATATGACTGTAAGGCAATGGGACTTAAGTATGACACAGAACAGTTAGAGCTTGCTATAGAGCAATTTGCAGAAAGCAACAAGCAAGAATTCATCAACAAGCGCAGCATGGAGCTTAGTTTTGGTACCATAGCTTATCGTGTTGTAGAGCGTGTCAATGTCAGAAACATTAAAGCGTGTGTAAATGCTATCAAAAATTGTTTTCAGGCTGATGAAGATCGTCAGAAGCACTATATTATCACAGATGAAAAGCCTAACAAAGACAATCTGAAAGAGCTTGATGCCGTCACTCTGGCGAAGTTTGGCGTGACAGTGAAAAAAACAGACCAGATACGGATTGAACCGAACTGGGAAAAGATCAAAGTAGATTAAGAAGGGAGATAGCTAATGAAGAATGAAAGTTTTTATGAGCTTGAAGGAAAACTGGCAGCTCAAGGGCGTCAAATAGACGGTCAGCGAGCGCATATTAAAGAACTCGAAGAACGACTTGAGCAACTGGAAGCGCTGAGGGAGCGCGTATTACAAGCTTATGATAGTTATGAGGCTTAAATAGCCGACTGATTGCAGGGCCCGCAAATCAGCCGGCGTGGTCGCCATAGAACTACAAAAGGAGCTAAAGATGAAGAGCTTTGAGGAATATTTGCAAAATTTGACTCCAGAGGATTTTCCTTCAGAAGATATGCAGTTCATTGCAGAGAACCTTGGCGTTGAAGCGTCGTTGTTTTTGCTTAAAAACTTTGAGGGTAGCAATCTGGCAGTGCCCCAAAAGCTGATGAATAAGCTGAAGATGAAGTATATTCAGCATACATGGAACGGAACCTCTTTTCAATTACGGCGATTTTCTAGCGAGTTTGGACTTTCGGAAAAAACAATTCGAAAATATCTTGATTGTGAAGATGAGGCGGGAACATGCCAGCAGAAGATTTTAGATATGCTTGAGGAAGGCTCTTAATGAGAAAACTAAGAGGACAAATAGCAACCAGCTGGACGGAAACGGCGATAGAATGTTATGAGCAGGGCTGTATTTGCACTGGTTGTTATTATGAAACGTTTTTCAGCGGTAATCATCAATGTCAGATGAGGAAAGTTGTAGAGGAGCTCTTAGAGAAGTTTGGCCCGCCTGGCCAGGCAAAAAAAATATGTGGACAGTCCAAAATATTTAACCCTGAGAGAATCAAGACAGTTTTGCAAGGGACTGAGGGCTTGTCGCAGACAGAGATAAGCAGAAGAATGCGTGGGCGTAATGGTAATGGTCCAGCGTTTGGTGCATTTTTAAAAGAAATGGTAGAAAACGGAGAGCTGGAAAGGTATCGCATACCAAACCCGAGACATCCAAAAAAAATCTCAGTTACACTATATAAGCTAGCAAAGGAGAATAATATGAATATAACAGAAAAAGAAGAGCTGGTATTGAGCGCGATCAAAAAAGCTGGCGGCATAGCGAAAAAAGAAAAGATAATAGCTCTGTCAGGATTTACAATTCAGCAAGTACAGGGTATTACAAACCGTCTGGCCTATAAAAGATTAATAATAAAAAAGGGTGACGCATTCGCTATCAATAATTTACAAAGTTTTCCTGTTCGGGGAGTAGAAGAGCTAAAGGAGCTTTTAGGAGTAGTACCAGATGAGTTGAAGGCTGAAATGAAGAAGAACGAAGTGCCGCGAGAGAGTTATGTTGATAATGAAAAAGAGATTGCCAAGTCGCAAGCTGATAGCAAGCCTAATGAAAGTGAAAAACCAGCTGCAAAACAAAAAAGAGAGTTAATAGATCGGTATAAGCTAAAGATATGGGCATCGCAGAGATCAGATACAATCATAGAAGTAGAAAAGCTGGCGGCTGCCATCGAAGTTGCTGAGAGTTTAAGAGGTTATAAGGACGGTTATGACAAGGCCTCAGAGATACTTCGACTTTTAGCTGTGATTTAATTGTGTTTTATTGGAATTATTTCAGCTATTGTGTTCGGTATTACTGGCGGCGATATGGCTGGGTGAGTTTTATCCTTGCTCTGCTGGATGTTGGGATTGCTAAATGCTTTGAAGAAGGAAGCAATGATGCAGATACTGATAGATTTTGAAGATAATGATGATTTTAAGTGGAAATATCTTAATAGGCAAGTGGATTACAAATTGCAGGAGGCGTTACACAGGGCTTGTGAAAAGAAAGAAGTCAGAAGACTTAAAAACTGGGAATTTGAAATATTGGAAGTAAAATTTAAAAGCATTTTAAGACAACGTTTAAGACCTGTTAATAATGATTTAAATTAGCACTGCGGGCTTTTTTTTATGTGAAATCTGTCTGGTCGAAATATTGCGATGCTGTTTTGTGTATGGATTCGAAGTCAGCGTCTGACAGTGTGAGGAATGGTCTGGCGGGTACTTTAACCTGTTTAACCTTGCGGAATTCCATTTTACCTTTGCTGTTTGGCCCAAGAGGGATTGTAAGCCATTTGCCTTTTTTGGGTTTAATGACACCGCCAGGGAGACCGGCAGAGCCAAAATGCTGAAGAGCTGCATATGTTTTATTGGTACCAACAACGGCTTCATTTTTGGTAGAATGAAAGATGATATGGTTTCTGAGTTCACCTGAATTTTCGAGTATGGGTTTGCCGTCGTAGCCCATTCGTTTGCGTCGTTCTTTTGTGAGACTGGAAAGAGCAGCCCATTTGGGTCGGCCCTGGGCGTCGAAGTTATCAATGACGGCTTCGTACATATCTTCAGCTATGTTAGCCATGAGTGGGGTCATGTTGGAGACTTTGTTTTGGAGGTTCTGGAGGTTTTTGAGGGTGTTGCTGAGGTCGATGTTAATTTCAATCATGTGAACCTCTTTTCATTAGAATGTGTGTTTGCTCAACATATTCAGCCGCCTGTTGATCTTTTGGCTCAAAATGAATGCCGTTGTCCCCATTAAAAGGTTGTCTATGATCGACACGATTGTAATATATATCTTCCGGCACTCCATCAGGAAAAGCAGGGCATACAAACCAATTTCTTGGATTTACATGAATACAAAAAATACATTGTGGTAATCTACTGGGGATCATAACTGGTTATCCTTTATAGCTTCTTTAATTAATAATATCATAGCTGGCGGTATATTTTTTTTCTGCGGATGATTGCTAATATAGGCAGAAAAACATTCTGCAAAGGTTTCGCCACCAATTAAGTTTTCTTCTGAGGCTGATAGGAGGTTTATTCTCGCAATACCTGATATATTATCGAAAAGAAAATCTTTTTCCTCTTCAGTGAGGTTTGATATGATTTTTCTGTATTTCAGGTCATTGTTATGGTCTATAGAATGGGCAAGCTCGTGGTAGAAAAGGGCTTTTTTACTATCCGTAACAGAAGACGGAATGTTTTTATCGAACTTGCTGAAGAACAAATTATCTGCCTCATAAAACGCCTTATAATCAATGTTCTCATGATTTAGTGTAATTATGTTAGTTTTTGGATTATATTGAGAACTTGCAGCCTCTTCCAAAGGCCCAAATTCGATTTTAGACGGTATTTTAAGGTTAAAGTCTTTTTCTGCTGATGCGATGGCGTCAATGTATTCTCTGGCGTTATCAAGATCAGTAGCTTTTATGTTAGAGACGGTTGCTTTAACATTGTTTTGAGCCCAGGTTTCAAGTTCTTCAATGTTGTTAACTGCTGGAACGTGTTTTATCTGGCTCTGGTCGAGAGCTTTTTGTAGTTGTTTTTTAATGTCGGGGTCGTATTCTTTTCTGAGTTCAAGTCTGTTTGGCGCTTTGCCGGGGTTGTAGTTCCAGCCGGGGTCAGGTGAGACGTTGACGAAGCCTTCTTTTGTATGGGCTCTGTATTGTGTGTTGATGTATGTTTTGTCGCCGATTTTGCGTTCAACGTTTAGCAATTTGCCTTCAGCGGATTCGACGGTCAGTTTTTTTTCTTCGAGCTGGTCTTTTCTGAGTGCTTTGACCCTGCATCGGCATCTAAAACCGTTCGGGGGATAGTAGGTATCCCAGAAGGGGTCGTCGTGCCTGAAGACTTTCTCATGAAGGGCAGCGTGACCAGGTCTTACGCGGTCGTCCTCTCTTGTGAGGTATTGCCAGTAAGGTTTGATTTTCGCTGCAGCTTTCTGATTTTTATAGCGCCCCTGCTGAAAAGCGACTTGAAGATTTGTATCATAGATCAGGGCAAGTCTGCGTGGAGAGCCGAGCTGAACCTGTTTGGCCACGCCCTGAGAATCTACAATAATCTGTTTGCCCCACCAGCCTTTTTTTTGCAAAAGTGGCGTTAAGTTATTCTGAAAAACCTGATAGCCTGTACCTTCTTTGATGGCTTTATCGAGTTCATTTCTGATATCTTGTAAAATGTCAGCTTTGGCGACTTTAGCGACAGTAAATGCTTTGGCGTGGGCGTCGTCCAGCATTTCGTTCCAGTCCCAGGTGATTTTATTGCCCTTGGACTCGAAGTATTGAATGGCCTTTTCAGGTGTCAGGCCGAAGGCATATTTTAGGTCGATATCTGACATAGTTTGTAATAAGTCCTTTTTCTTACAGAAGTTTTCTTAACAACTCCATCGCTGAGTAGTTTTTTCAATAATTTTCTTGTTTTATGCTCTGTCCAGAGAGATGTCGGTATATCAGCGGTTTTGAAGATGTTCATATTATTGGCTGTAATATAGTTCAGGAGTGGGTTATTGTCTCTATTGCATAGATCAACAGTGGTTCTGATTTCGTCTACATCGAAAGGGTCAGTGGAGAGCCAGTCATCCCGGTTAAAAACAGGATTTCGGGTAAGTAAAAACACTGTGCGCCACATCTGGCATTTCTGGTCAGATTCGAAGTAGGTGTCATAATAGCAGCCGTTGCAGTTGCAATGGCGTTCATAGCATTCACTTGCAAGGTCAGTCCAGTATCTAGCCATTCTCGTTAATCTTCCCCCACATTTCAGCGATGAAATATGCCCTGGTGAGTTTTTCGATAAGTTCTGAATCATCCATATAGGGATAGATATCAGCGAGTGTTTCGAGCAGTTCGTTTTCGTCTGCGGCGTTCTCTTTGATTAATTGTATGACAGGTGCTAACATCGGTATGGTCTGGTTGATGAGGTCTTCAGCGGAGAAGGAGGCAATGAGGTCATCGAGTTGATTTTGTGGGTCAGATTCAGCCAGTTTTTGAGAAAATTGAGGGTTTGTCTGATTTTGCGGCGCTGTAAACGATGGATTTGTTTGGTTTTTTTTGCTTTCATCTTTGACCTCGAACTCATCCTCTTTTAGGTTGTAGTTGCGCTGAAAGTATAGCTTATTGAAGCTGACGCCCATATTGTTTAGGATCTGGTCTTTTTCGGCTTGCTCTTTTTTGACTTCCTCTTCTTTGTAGAGATAAAAAGTCGGAATGTTATGATCGTTGAAATTGAACTGATGGCACCAGCGGATGATAAGATTGATGGCGTTTTCCGTCATTTCTTTGTCAGCATCAATGATATCCTGTTTGACTTCGTTGTGGATGTTTGCAGCCGCATAACTGCCCTTGTCACCTATCTGTGTTGTGAGTGTCTGTCCTAGAATAGCTTTAGAGCAGTCATTTTCGCCATGGGTCACGAATTTTTCAAAAATATCTGCGCTGGCGGTTTTGCCAGCGGCTTCCATGATTTCGACTGATGCGTCATCGGGGATGACAGCAATCCCATCCTGCACCAGGGTTTCCAGTGCCTGGAGCAAGAGCTGAGTTTCGGCGTCATCTGTGGTTTTGGGGGTTTTGCCAAAGACCCAGGGCGTGGCAAATTTTTCGAGAAAAACAGCCCAGAACCGGGCCCCGGTCTTCTTGAAAAAGACAGGCCAGAAACATTTCGACAGGATTCTTTCACCATAAGGGTTATCGTTCAGGGCGTTATGCTGGACGAGTATTACTTTTTTCTCAGGGATGAGCTCGCCTTCCCACATATTGTTTTTTGACCGAAAGCGAAGTTGATTATTGGCATCAAACAGGAAGTTATCGTTTGGGCGGCCTTTGATATCTGCCGGGATAATGCCGTTTTTTTGTTTCGCCCAGATTATTTCAGAGACCTGAAAACCGTAATAGGGGGCGTTGAGGATTTCAGCAATAATCCTTTTAATATTGAGGTTTTCCAGCCATTGTTTATGGAAATGTAGTTGGTCATCCGTAGCGTCATTTTGGGAGAGATTCCACCCCATGCTTAAGACACCTGATTTTCTGGTTTGGATGCAGCAACTGACGTGTGGATCCGCTGCTATTTCCCGGAATACCGCGATGGTTTTACCGGCCTTTTCGAGTACGTAGTCAGGATCGGGTAGTATTTTGAGGATATTGATGAATGTCGCACTGTTCATGCGGTTGGTAATTTCTTTCGTGAGCGATTTGTTGATCATCTTATTAGTTACCTATTTTAAATATTCTCTGAACCCCTTTTAAATCGATTTAAATTTGGGTTGAAATAAAATTTGTGATCCTTAGTATAGGTTGAAATTGTTTTCGCCCAAAAAGTCTCTGAGTGCCCTTGTGGTTGATCGAGGTTGAGATGAGCGAATAATGTTTATAATCGGCTGTTCTTCGGAGCTTGTTGCGTGCAGTGCCAGCGCTAGAGCCCAGAATCTATCAGCGTGACCAATTTCAGAGCGTTTGGCGTCGAATCTGACATTGCCGGCAGTTGTGGTTAGTTTCTGTATGGCATGTAAATCTGTGCGGATGGTTTCGTTGGCCGGTATGAGTATTAATCTATCCTCAAACTGGTGTTTAATGCCTGTGGCCAGCTCTTCTTTGACGGGTCTGGTGAATTTTATTTTTTCCACGCGGTATTTGCCCCAGTGTTCCTGCATTTTTTCTGAGAGCATATCGCCCAGCCCTGTAGCGTCGAAACAGGCCCGTTTCGGGTGTATTCTGGCGAAGACCCAGTCCAACAAATTTTCCTGCAACGTGTACGGCATACAGGCGAGCTCTATGACGCCACGTGTATACTTCAATGAGCCTATTTTCTCTAGTAACCAGATAACAGTAAGATCTTTATTGCGGCCAATATCGACACCAACAAATAGTTGTTTTGATTTGAGCGTATCGTTATCACCGTATAGTTGATGAAGCCATACTTCAAGCTCTTGTGTGATCTGTTGTATACAGCCTTTATCGTTATTGAATTTGGCTTTGAAGATTCTGGCAATGTCATCGACTTCGCAGCTTTTGATGAGGTCAAAGGTAAGCCAGGCGGTTGATTCGTCAACGGGGGTACAGCAATATTCTTGGAGCCAGACGGATTCATCCCCTGTGGCGGCTTGTTCTTCTGCGAGCCAGGCAGCGCGTTCGGCGGGGGTTGTTGAACGGCCCATGATTTTATCGAGATACCCTTGTTCTACGGCTTTGTGTATGTCAACAAAATGATAGGCCCAAGGGATTTTACCTAATTTAGCGGCTTCTAAAAACTTGTAATAGCGACAACTTTTGCCGTTATGCGTGGAGATCATCCGCAAGGGGAATAAGCCTTTTATGGATGTAATCGTTGGTTTTGCAGCTCTGTAGAGCGCATCGGCGTGATCGTGAAAAGCAAATTCATCGAGGACGACTTTGCCACCTTTAGAGCGAAAAGCTTTTGGGTTAGAGCTGAGAGCGACTATTTTGGTGCCGTTTTTAAATCTAAGCGTTGTAACCGTTTCTTTTTCGATGATTTCTTCTTGTGTCGTAAGGATAGAGGCTTTTTGGATCAGGCCAGCCCAGTGCTGGCAGTACTCCATATATTCTTTGGCTGCAGTTTCATCGGCTGATGAAAACCAGACAGCCGGGACTCTTTTAGCGATACAGTCTTCAACGTCTTCATACGATTGGACGTAGGTCATGCCTGTACGTCGAGATTTTTCAATAATCTTAAATCGACTTTTGTCATTCAGCCAAGCAATTTGGTATGGCAAGAAGAACTTACTCAAGGCCGAGTTCCTTTCTGAAGAAAATAAGAGGATCTTCACCTGTGGAGGGGCCTGTTTTTGTTTCTGTCGCCATTGACTCTTCGTATTTTTTCATTTTTTCCAGGACGGAAACCAGACTGGAAAAGGCATTAATACGTGAGGTGCTAGGCTCTTCCCCCTTTTCAATATCTTGTCTGATGGAATCGCCCAGTATAGTAACTGTTTCGAGAATGTTTTCGTGGTACTTTCTAGTTTTGCGCTCGTGTTCTTTTCTTTTTTCTTTCCAGAGTCCTTCGTCCATCCAGTAGCGTAGTGAACGTTCAGAAATTGGCAAACGTTTTGCAATTTCTTCTATCGTGAAGCGTTCTTTGACGTACATTGTTTCTGCTGTCTGAAAATACTCTTCTTTTTTAGTCATACTAGTTGTCTTTCAGGTATTCAAGTTCTTCTTTTTTATCTTTCATTTCTTGTATAGTGAGTTTTAGCTCACGAAAGAGGATTTCAGCTTTCTCAATATTAATGCGGCTCATGTCGCTGAAGTGTTCGACAGGATCAAGATAACTTCTGATATCTTCGACCAGCTTGAGGCATCGGAAATTAGTTTCTTTGATATGTTGCTCATAGTTAGAAATACGGGCGTTTCGGAGTAAATTTTCTTTGGATATCATCTGTTTTCCTTTCTGAGAATTGGACAAAATTGATTTGAATCAACTTTGACTTCCAGGTGTGCCAGTGTCTGGGTTTGGATCCGTTGTAATTCGAGTATTTCTTTGAGGAGTTCATAATTGTTTTGATGGATTGTTTTCTGCATTTCCAGCATACGATCATATTGAGCAGTCATAGACTTGAGTTGCTGATCGCTCTGCTTTGATAGATTGTCGTGAAATGAGACAAGCAAGTGAGAAATTGTTTCTATCTGCTTGTTGGCGGCTTTGTGGGTGATCCACCAGATAATAAAAAGAATTGCCCCAAAAAACCCTGTAACCCCTAAGAGTCTTCCAGCTTCCATTAAAAAAGTTGTTTCTAGCATTTTAGGCCTCACTGAAGTAACTTTTTCTATTCTTTCCTTAATCTAAAAACCTTTCAAGCAAGGATTTCGGGAAAAATTATAGTAAATTACCAGAAAAACAAGAGAAAAAACGATTTGATGATGTTAAAAAATCAAGTTATGCTTCAAGAAAATGCAGGCCGGAAGAACGGCAAACAGAAAGGATACAGAAAATGGCTACGAAGAAGAGTTTCTGGAAGAGCAAAACATTTTGGTTCAACATAATTGGACTGGGTTTAACCTACGGGCTACCGGCTTTAGGTGTTCCTTTGCCTGTTGATCCGGTTGCTCTTATTGGTGCATTAAGCGCTGGTAACATCGGGCTTCGGGCAGTGACTAAAGAGCCTGTTGCGATTATAGGTAAATAGAGATGAGCTTAAATGACTGGATTGAAGTGTTTCGTGCCGGGACGCACACAGCTATGGACGGCAAAACCTATACATATGGGCCAGATGACCTGAACGACATTATACGTAAATATGACCCCGAGGTTCATGAATCTCCAATCGTCATCGGGCACCCCAGGGATAACGCCCCCGCATATGGATGGGTAGAGGGTTTACGGCGACAGGGTGATGTTTTGTACGCCAAATTGAAGCAAGTTCAGCCGGAATTTGAGAAAATGGTTAAGCAGGGGCTTTTCAAAAAGCGTTCGGTATCACTGCACCCGCAATACGGGCTCAATCACATTGGATTTTTAGGCGCTTTGCCACCAGCCGTTGCTGGGTTGAAAGATATTAGCTTTATGCAGTCAGGTGATGATTGCGTTGTTATAGAGTATGCACAACATGAGGTAAAAACGATGCGCATAGAAGAACAGAAACAGATTGCCGACTATAAAACAAAGCTTGAAGCGTATGCCAGCGAAATTAAAGCAAAAGACGAAAAGATTGCAACGCTTGAAGCAGAACTGGACCAAAAAGAAGTAGAGCAAGCAAGCTTTGCGAGTGCACAAAAAACCGAATTAGAGCAAGCCCAGGTTAGAATCAAAACGCTTGAAGATAACTGCAAAAAGCGTGACTGTCATGAGTTTGCTGGCAAACTGGTTGATGAAGGCAAGCTCACCAAAGCGGAAGAGGTAGGCGTCATTAATTTTATGATGAAGCTGGAGGAAGCTGAAATGAAAGAATACCAAAAACAGCTTGAAGCGCGGCCCAGATTGGTTGAGTTTGGTGAAAAATATGCCAGCCCGGGTCTGGCAGCCACTGGTGTGGTGCACTACAATTATGGTGTTGAAGTTGATGCTGAGCGTGCTGACCTTGACCAGAAAGTGCTTGAGTATGCCAAAAGTAATAATGTTGACTATGAAAAAGCGCTTAACATAGTCATCGGTAAATAAAAGTGTTATAGGTTTTAGTAAAGAGGTAAAGAAATGGTACTTTCAGCGAAACGCGTAATAGATCCGGTCCTGACAAGAATTAGCCAGGGGTACAAAAACGGCGCCTACGTGGGCAGTCATCTTTTTCCAGAAGTTCTGGTTGATAAAGAAGGGAACCAGATACCACAATTTGGCGCCGATCATTTCAAGATCTGGCAGACTAAAAGAGCCCCCCGCGCCGATTCAAATTATGGCCAAATAGCAGATCCAACAATGATTTCTGTCGTGCTCGAAGAACATGACATCGTCTTTCCCATCGACTACAGGGAAGAAGCGGAGTCTATGTTCAATGAAGAGCGCAGGAAGGCCAGGGCTGCACAAGATGTGATTGACCTTGGTAAAGAATACAGACAGGCGGTTCTAGCACAGACAACTGGCAGTTATGCATCCGGGCATACGGTAGGGCTGACAGGCGACGATTGCTGGTCCAATCATACAGAAGATGCGAATCTTTCTACCCCTATCGCTGATGTTGAGCTTGGCAAAGAGACAATACGTTCTAAGATCGGTGTACGACCTAATGTTGGTGTGATGGGTGCTACAACATTTGAGGTACTTAAAGATCACCCAACACTGCTAGAATTGATAAAATATTCTCAGCGCGGTGTGTTGACCATCGAGCTTCTGCAGGAAATATTCGGTATACCTCACCTTTTTGTTGGTGATGCCATCTATTCTACAGATGCTGGCTCTTTTGTGGACGTCTGGTCCGATATATTCGCAATGGCGTATGTGCCGATGAATGAAGGTGAAAGAAGTGAAGATGAGCCAAGTTTTGGGTATACACTGCGGAAGAAAAATTATTCGCAGGTTGACACGTTTATGACCAATGGCGGCAAAATCAAGAATGTTCGCTGTACGGATATCTACAAGCCTTCTGTAACCGGGAATACTGCTGGTTATATTATCACCAACACGAAAGCATAACCTGCGCAGGCCGCCGGAGGCCTTTAAAAGGGGCAAGCCCCTTTTGCCGCTAAAGCGGCTATCCCCAAGGATAAAACTTCTTATCAGAATATCAAAGCAAAAATATTGCCTGTCACAGGATGATGATAAAGGGGCTGGCTTAGCAGCCCCACAACCCAGAAGGATAAGACAATGAAAACCGTTGTAAAAACTAGGATAAAGTACAAAAAACAATATTATAATGCTGGGGACACAGTAGAAATGACTACCGAAGAAGCCCAGAAGTACTCTGAAATGGTTGAAGCGCCTGTTGATACGATTAGTGATATGACTGTGGCTGAACTGGAAAAGCTTGCATTAGAAGAAGGTATTGACCTGGCCTGGTGCAAAAACAAGTCAGAAAAAGTTAAAGAAATCAAAAAGACTTTTGCCGAACGAGCAGAAGAAACAACAGGATCGGACGAAGATTCTGACTACCTGGACGTTTAGAGTAGTATTGAACAGAAAAGGAAAATATTATGGCCCAAAGTGAACATCCATTAGGAAAAAGTAGTATTATCGCATCAGGTGCGGTCTCAAGAAACAGGTTTATCGGCTTTGACGGTGCGCTTTGCGCGGCTAATGCCAGGGCCCTTGGCGTCTCTGATTATGCGGTGGCTGATGGGGGTGATCTGGCGTATAAATTTGGCGGTATTGTGCTGGTCGAAAGCGGCGGGGCTTTAAGTGCTGGGAATGCTGTCGTCGCGGGCGGTACAGGTGCCGATGCCGGTCGGGCTGTCGCTGCAACAACTTTCAGTGTAACTTCTAGTGTTGACGCAGATTCAACGCCTGTAACCTCTACAGCTGCCAATGGCGAGATCATTACAAATACGCTTGCTGGCGCGGTACTGCCGCAAGTAATCAACGGGTACGTACTTGATGATGCTTCTGGCGCTGGTGAACTCGTGAGAGTATTACTCGCTGCATAATTCCTTATGAAGGGGTGGTTTACTACACCCCTATTTTTTAGAAAGCAATAAAATGACCTATTGTAGTATTTCAGATATTCAAAACGACATACCGGCAGTAGAGCTTGCTGCGCTAACTGATGATACAGACGGTGATACGGTCAATGAAGCTATTGTCAATAGTGCCATTGTATACGCTGATACAATTATAGACGGCTATTTACGCAGTCGTTACAGTTTGCCGCTTGAAGAGGTACCGACGTTGCTGAAAACCTTCTCTGTCGATCTTGTGAAGCATCGTCTTTATTCTCGTCGAATGACCGAAATGCCAGACAGCGTAAAGGATAGCTACAAAAACACGATCAAAATGCTGGAAAGCATTCAGGCTGGTAAGCTGACACTTGGTATTATTGCTGACTCAACTGATGATCAGCTAACAAAGACCAATAAGTTTATCACCAACAAGACCACGAGCGACAAAGTGTTTAGTGTCGATGTTTTAAACGGCTTTTAAAAGAGGTTTAAATGGTCAATATTGAAAGAATAGAAAGTGAGATTGTCAATAAGCTGAGGTCGGATATTAGCGGCTTATCTATTGAAGCTTACCCTGACAGCCCGAGCAATTATCACGTGAGACACCCAAAAGGTGCTGTGCTGGTTCATTATTCCGGGTCTCGTTTTCAGCCATCCGTCTATGATGAGTTTATTGCCCAGATACAGCAGATTACATTTGACATTATACTGATTGTCCGCTCACTTCGTGGAAATGGCGGTGCTTATGAGGTGATGGATCAGATTAGAGAGAGTTTGACCGGCTTTGTTATGACAGACATAAGCAAGTTCCAGCCGACCGAAGAAGAATTTATTACAGAAGAGAACGGCATCTGGCAATATGGTATGCGGTTTTCGGCCAAAACAAAACATTTAGAATAGGGTATACAATTTCATAGGAGAAAATTATATGTCATTTCAAGCACCAAATCTTGTATCAGGAAAAAGGCTCAGCCTTGGCGGCGGTATTATCTATCTTTCGCCCAGCCCGATTACAACTAAAACAAGTGTGGCAACTGAGTATTTTCGCAACCTGGGCGCTGTTGAAAAAGGCAACCAGAGCACTTTTGAGTATAATATGGAAAAGCTAGAGTGGAAAAGCGGCACGCCAAGTAAAACCGTCTATGAAGCCATCATCAACGAAACGATTAATTTCAATGCCCCATTAAGTGAACTCAGCCCCCTCGTGATGGGGATGTTATTTAACAGTGATATGGCCGTTACATTAGCGGGCGGCACCTCTACCGTTGAAGCTTCACCTGCTCCGACAACCAAAACATTTACTGTCGCCAGCGCAATTGATTTTGTTGAAGGTGACTATATTGAGATCGATCTCGGCACCGGCGGTACAGCAGATCTACATTATCGCATGATTGAAAGTATCTCAGGAGCAGCTATAACACTGGATGAAGCACTCAAGGAAGCCCCGGCCACCGGTGATACTGTCAAAGAAGTATCGGTTATGGACTTCGATTTTGGTGCAAGTACTGTACCGAAATATTTCGGTTTTAAGTTCGAGAAAAAATTAATGAAGCATCTGCTTACAATTGTGCTGTACAAGGTAAGCGTGGCCGGTCAGGTGTCATTGTCCTTCCAGGACGATGCCCCGAATACATATCCTATCAGCGTTGCTTCAATCTCTGATCCAGATGTTGAGAGTGGCAAACCGGGCTTTGCACGCCTGACCAAACTGACATAGTGGCGTGAAAGGAGACCATAGTGGCAACCAAAACCAAAAAACCTGACATTGATATTACAGCTGAAGACCTTGCCAGCAAGGTACCCAGCGATTTAAAACTTAATATTGCTGGCACCGAAGTCAATACATATCCGATGAATTACCCGTCCGCGAAACGTTTTGCGAAAGTTATCGGCAAATTGACTCAGAAGATGGCGCAAATCAAGTGGGAAGCCGACGACAGCGAAAAGAAAAAAGCTGGCAAGCCGGATTTGTCGGTTGTCTTAGAATCGATTCGTGATCTTATTACTGGATCACTGGATATGGAATGGCTTGATGTGTTGCCTGAACTAGTCAAGATTATCTCTGATGGCTACCAATTAGGCTATACACAGGCCAAAATTGAAGAACAAATGTGTATTGGCCAGATGCTTGAAGTAATCATATTGCAATGGGAGACCGAAAAGAAAGCGAGCAGTGTGGCTTATGATTTTTTTATGAGAATACTCAAAAAGCTTCCGGGCATAGACAAGCTGACAACGCTTCTCCTCGTGATCAGTCAGTTCATGGATTCACTGAGTTTGCCATTATCGACAAGCTTGCCGAGCGATACGGAGCCCTCCCCTCTGCAGTAATGCGGGAATATAGTTTTGCGGAAATGTTGATATTGATGACATTGATCATCAGAGAACAAAAAGAAACAAGTCAGGCTGATGAGTTGTCATCTGAACTGAAAGAGCTGCAAGAACTTGAAGCAATTGGCTGGTTACCGCCCGGTACAGCCAATCGAGCCTATCAGGAGTATATAAATTGACCAAAGACCTTAATTTAAAACTGAAGCTCGGTGTCAAAGATGAAGGGACAAAACAGTCTCTTGATAATGTCATTTCTCTGTTAAAAAAACTGGAGCAGGCTGGTAAAGAAGGCGGCAAAGGAACCGCCGTCGGAGCCAAGCAGGCTGCTGAAGCCATCCGGGTTTTAAAGCTTGAAACCCAGCAAAACAAAGTGGCCACAGAAGCCGGCAAAAGAGAGCAAATTGAACTCAAAAATGCTCTGATTAAAGCTAAACTTGCTGCCCAGGAAGAACGTCAGGAATTTCA